CTTCCCTATGTATCTGTATCCAACGATTCTTCTGCACACCTCTGATGCACCGCCATTGAAAGCCCTGCATCTGTCTTTCTTACGGGAAAGTCTAAAGAGCCGTGATGTATCCTTCATTTTGATGTAGAGTTCGTAAGCATCACTACATTGAACATACTCTCCGTTTTTCTTGTATCCGGCTTTCTTCTTTGATATGGTTGCGCTGCCTCCAAGCGATTCTATGACAAACCTCATATCCTCGGCAAGTTGCTTACTGACAGTAGTGTACACACAATGACCTCTATTGTCAACATAGCCGTCCGTATCCATCAGTCCTTGCACTATTGAGAATCTCTCCTCAATGGTTGCAAACTTGTATCGGTGTGGTATGAATTTGTCTTTTGAATTGCATCCGTATAGTTTGCAAGCGGAAAGCATTTCGTGCAAGCGGTCATCCTTAATGTAGTATGTCGCAAAGTTTTCATTGGTGAGAGTGCAATTTGACATATCCACTCCGGCTTTCTTAAATTCATCTGCAATCTCATTATCATTTGTGCAGAATTGTGCATCATAGCATTGTGCCACGGAGTCGGTGATACATCCGTCACCAAGAATTGCACCTATGACATACGGATCGAGCGAGTTCCGTTTCATTCCGACTCCAGAACAGGTGAACTTTACTGGCTGCGTAAGTGGAATTGCAAGGTATTTCTTTGACTTGCATTTACTCCCAGTCATATAATGCTTGCCTTCTTGCGATTGCTCGTCAAGCCACTTTTTAATCATACCGAAAGTCCATACCCTGTAATCATCATCTACACCTTTGCCGTTAATAAGCCTTCTCTTATGTGTATATCCGGTCTGCCGGACAGTCCACAAATGGTCAAGGCAGCACTCGCAAGTCGCCCCGTCATCAAACATCACCTCATACAAATCCTTGTTTGGATGCTCATAGATATTGATTACTTTCTCCATACCGCCATTTGTCGGGTCGGTAATGATGTCACCTATTTTCAGGTCACCATATCTTCTCATACCAAACGGAGTGACTACTTGAGAATCAACGGAAATTGCTTTACCACCGCCTTTGCGGCCACCGGCTATCACCAAGTCCGCATCGGCAATACATACTCTCTCTTGAAAGCCTTTCTGCGGAACGAGATTGAGAACTCTCTTGCCTTCGGTTTTCCTCTCAAGGTTTTCCTCTCGCAGTTTCTCTATGAACTCATAGGAATAGACTTTCTGCCCCACACTATTGAATACGGGGTCTAAATAAATGCTATCATCTTCTCTTTTCATTGATACAAAGATGATTATTAAAGTGCAATAATGTACAATAATTATTGTAGTTTATTGAAAACTAATCATTAAACTTGCAACGATTAAAAACAAGTTCTTTAACACAATGAAAACAAAAATCTTAAACGCACTTAAAACCGAGTATTCAAAATTGGGGTTAGGTGACAAGGCTTTTGATGGGGTTGCCTCGTTTCTTGAAAAAACCATTACGGATGAAAATGACATCATAACCTCAATCAAAGGGGATGGAGTAGTAGCACTTCTTAAAAGTATTCAGGGCGAAAGCGATTCACTTCGCAACGCAAGGGTGAAAGCCGAGCGTGACCTTGAGGACTATAAAAAGTCTCATCCAGATTCAACTCCTAAAGAGCCAGAGCAAAAAGAGCCGGAGAAACCAGAAATCAATCCGCAGCTCGCAAAGTTTATGGCAGACTTCGAGGAGATGAAAACCAGGTATGCACAGAAGGAAGAAAGCGAGCGCAGAGCAACGATGATGAGTGATGTGAGGCGCAAACTTGAAGAAAGCAACAGAGGTCACAATGCGATTCTCAATCTTGTTCTCAAGAATCCCGAAATCGCAAAGGATGACACCGCTGAAACACTTTCGGACAGATTGTCAAAAGAGTATGATGCTCAATACAAGGCTTTCTATGGTGACGGAATCGTACCTCCTTTCGGTGGCTCTGTAACTCCTATGAACGAGAAAGACCCATTCAAAGATGTTGTTTCATCACTCCAGCGAAGTGGCATACTTGACCAAGACAAAGAATAACATTTTACTAACCAAAATTTTTTACAAATGGGAACATTCAATGCTTTTGTTCAGAAAACCGTTAACGGAGTTAGCGGTATTCCAGTATGGCTTGGTGTAGTTTCACCTCGCCCCGTAGGTGGTGTTCTTGCAAGTGCTTTCTGCAAGGAAGGTTATCTGATTCCTGCCGGATGTCCGGTTATGTACACTAAAGGTGCAATCAGACCTTTCATCGCTTGGGAGATTGTAAGTGCCTCATCTGACAACAAGACAATCACAGTCAAAGGTGACATCCTCGGACTCGGTATGATGCCAGCAGCCAATGACATTCTTGGCGTAGCAACTGAAACCGCTTTCACAAAAGGAGGCACAGGCGTTTCAAGTAAATTCCTTTCCGTTGCAGCAGACTCTACTGAAGGTCAGTATGTATTCACTTTCAACGATGCCTATGCGGCTGGCAACTGTTCAGCAGGTGACTATGTCGTATTCTCAACTTCAACAACCGCAGCAGCAAGCGGCAAGACCAACTATGCTCCAAACGCTTACCTCTACAATGACATCTACATTGACAAGGCTGGTGCCAACGAAACAGTTGACTACAAATCAGCAAGCGGTGCAGTCGTAGATTTCCACGGAGAAGGTCTGCTCATTGACCGCACAGTAGGTCGTGATTTCAAGGCAGTTCTTGCTACTGCAATTCCACAGGTTAAACAGGTCGAATACTAAACAATGGAGGACTAAATTATGAATACATATCCAGTTGAATTTTATGATCCGTTGGCAATCGCCCTTAACGGTTACTCACTTCAGGAGTTTGTTGATGCAATCCTCAACAAGTACAACAGACTTGATGTAGCAGGTTTCGCTTTCAATGAGGACTTGCTCCCTGACTTCACTTATTCACAGATTCAGCGTGAACTCAACATTGATGTTATGGCATCTTATGTTGACCTTGACTCTCCGGCTATTCCAAACGCAGTTGAGCCAGATGTTCTTGCTACCGGCAAGATTCCTCGTATGAAATCAGTTGAATACTACAACGAGGACAAACTTCGCAAGCTCAAAGCCAAAGAGTATCGTCGTGACATCAACCGTGCAGAGATTATCAATGCAGCAGGTGTAGGAGTAGCAGAAATCATCATGCGACTCGTAAGCCGTCACACCAACTCGCTCTCATACCAGAGAGACCAGGTTGTGTCTTGCGGTAAGTTTGAAATCACAAACACCAACAACCCTAACGGTATCCAGAATGTAACTTTTGCTAACCATGTTCCTGCGGCTAACAAAACTACACTCACAAGTACCGCTAAATGGTGGACTTCAACCGCACACTCCGCAGAAGGTAGTGATGCTAATCCTATCGCTGACCTCCGCTCTATGGTTAAGACCGCAAAGAACAAAGGTGTTTCCCGTGGTCACTTCGAGATGAACGAGTCTTTCCTTGAACTCGTACTCGACCATAGCAAGGTTAAGACCGCTATCGCAGCAAGCCTTTATCCAATCGCAGAGGCAACCGTAGGCTCGGCAGCTGTCAACAACCTTTCATACGATGCTCGTAGAGAGGCTCTCGGCAGAATCATTGGCGCACCTATCGTTGCAAGAGACGGTAAGGCAAGAGTTGAAAAGTGGAATACCTCAACCAACAAGTTGGACTATTCTTCTTTCGACACTTTCGCAAGTAATGTTGTTGTATTCATACCAGACGGAAATATCGGTGAAATCCTCACTGTTGAGCCTATCCTTCTCGAAGGTGGTGACTATGCCTTCGGTTATGGTCGCAAGCTCGCTATCACTGTAGGTAAGGACTATGTAAAGAAGTGCCTCTCTTACAATTCAGAGATGACCTCTCTCGTAGTTCCTAATATGCCGAAGCTGATGTGGTACCTGTACCCTTGCAACGACTAATGACACAAGTGTATGTTTAACCGATTAGAAGTGGAAGATTATGACAATAGAACAATACTTACAAGGTAAAGTAGATTACGAACTCTCCGAAAAGACTATGGCATCCATACTCTTTGACAGGAGCGTAGCGGCAAATACTCTCGTTGAGAATACTACTCTCAAGCAGAGGGAACTTTGTCTGGCTGACATCTATATGTTCCTTGCCACATCTTCCACATCAACATCGGGAGAATATGAATCCGATGGCGGCTGGCAAAGGCAGCACTCCAACAAGAATGTAGTTGACCGTGGTGCTTTCCGTGCTATGGCTCAAGCACTATATGACAAATGGAGCGAACAGCCTTTGACCACCGCAGTAGGAGTCATTACAAGCAAAACTTTGTATTGATATGTATAATCCTCGGTTTCCACACTCGTTTTCTATCAAGAGAGCATCGGTTGATTCCTCCGGTGACATCATTTACGATGCCAATGGAGACCCAACCTACACTACCTTGAGTTTGAGCGTTGTGACCACTCTTGACGGAGACCCGACTTTCGATAGCCAGGGGCAACTTATCACCACGTCGGCTGATAACCTGTCTTTCGGTTATCGTGACTCAAGCAGGAATACGAGTGACTCAAAGGATGTAGTGATTGCGGATTACAAAATCGCTTGTCCTATGTTCACCACGGAACTTTTCTATGGTGACATAATTGAGATAACGGACTACCAGAGGACATACAAGGGAAAAGTAGTCAAGAAGATGACTTACAACTGGGGATCGAATATCTGGTTTGATGAAATAAAGAACTAATGGGATACGCAGATGCAAATAGCAAGAAGATTGATATGGCGTTCAAAAAGTCCGTCAGTAATGTCAATGAGTCCATCCGCAGAGGTTTGGAGGGATTGCTTGATGACGGAGCCGCTTTCTGCCTTCTCAATCACGATGCTACTCACCAGAGACACCTTAAAACGGGCGACTCTTACGGTTGGATTCTTATCCATAACGGAACGGAGATTAACCGCAAGGTCATCAGTCTTGGCGTAGAGGCTACGAGTAATGCAAATGAGGCTCTCGATAAGGTACGCAGCAGATGTTCTTCCACCGGTTGGGTGGGGATAGTTCTCGCAGGGATGCTTCCTGAAAACTACTTTTCTATCAAATACGAAGCGTTTGTAATGAGAGATACAATAGGTGATTTGAAACACCAGAACTTCAACAAGTATTTTAAGCCATTATAGAATGAACACAAACTTTGACATATCGGCATTGGAGACTGCGATAAAAGGCATTGTAAAGACCGCTGCGGTATCTGCAAATGTCTATACCAATCGCCCTAAAGCAGCCGTACCTCACGATGACTTTGTTGTTGTGAGTGTTACCGATAACCTTGAGGACAAAGAAGCCTATGCTCAAACATTCGTTTCAGTTGACCTCTTTTCAAGGGATGTGAAGAATGAGAAAAATGGTGCGAAACTGCAAGTGATGTTCAACAAACTCGTAACGGCTATGCCAGCAGAGAGTGGCAATTACCTCATTGACTTGAATCCTACTATACTACCGGATGTACCCGATGATTTCGGTTTTCATGCACGCATAATTCAGTATCAAATAACAATTAAATCATAAGAACTATGGCAGCACAAGCAGTTAGATTTTTCACTGGCTCAAGCAAGACTTGGACAAAGAGCCTCCTTGCAACTCTTTTCAAAGGACAGAGCCACCTTTCACTTATGCCTTACGACTCCGCTAACGGTGTAACTTGGGCAGACCTCTCTTTCAACGGTGCCGACGAAATCTTCACCATCAAGGACTCTTTCCAGATTTCACAGGCTGATCCAACCGTAACTGAAATCAAGATTGACCAGATGGAAGAAGTTATCGACACAACCGCAGAGAAGGGCGAATGGACTTTCACCGGTAACATTCCCGCTGTTGTTGCAGAGTATTGCAAAATCTTCTTCAACACAGGCGTATCAGTAACAAGCTCCAATCCAGTTGTCGGTCAGGGCGGCACTACTTATACCGCAGAGTCATACTTCGCAGAGCCTAAAGAGGTTTACGCAACTATGCTCGTAGAGAACAAGGCAACCAACCTCGGTCTGGCTTTCGCAAGAGTAAAACTCATCGTAGGTGTTTCAATGGATGACAATACCAACCCTGCATACCTCAAAGTTACAGGTACTATTCTCTCCAACACCGAAAGCACAGGCGCACAGGGTGACTGGGCAATCTGCGAGAAGATTTCTGCATAAGGAATTTTTCGGACATTCTGACGGGGTGGTGGAGATAAAGCCGCCACCCTTTCTTTTAACTTAACACACAACAACAATGAATGAACAAGTGACAAAAGAGGGCAGGATAGAGGCGAATGAACTGATAAACGACATTCCGACAAGGGTGCATATTCCTGGCACAAACCGATATGTTCTCCTGCGAGGGATGAAACCTTACACCATAGAAAGGCTTACCAGACTATGGGTAGAAAGAGATATAGACCAAGTACCTCAAGATAGTGCGTCAACACTCAAGAGTATGTGTAAAGAGCCTTATTTCAACATCAAGCAAGCGGCAATACTCTCAATCAACAATGTATGGGGATTGAAGTTCTATTACCCTATAAAATGGAGAATATGGGCATTTATCCGTGAATACAAGGAGTCGCAGATGCTGCCAATCATCCAAGAAGGTAAAAAAAAACTTCCGCTTATGGCACATTGGCAAAATATGGCATTCTCGGTGGATATGAGGATGGATTGGGTGAAGATGACGAAAAAGGAAGCAGAGCAATACCGAGCAGAACTTCTTTCGGGTGTGAGTGTGCTTTTGTCGAAAAATTCCCAGAATACGGAAAATGGAAATGGGGTTTTCGGTCTTGGGGGTATAGGTGTAGGCTAACCTTGCCGCAGATTGAATTGATGCAAGCAGACCTTCCTCACACCTTGTATAACACTTCCAAAGGTGGAGTAAAGCAAGATGACATTGACGAGGCTACAAGATTGACGATAGAGGCGGCAGAACGAAAAAAGAAAGCAAAAGAACAAGAACAATATACTGTCGAAGATGTATTTGACGGAACGGCAGATGAAGAATAAAACTAATTGATTATGGCAACTCTCGAAGAACTGGATTTCAAACTTATCATCAAGCACGATGAATTTGACAAGACGATAGCGGATGTCAAGGCACAAGCGCAGCAACTGAACACCGAAATATCAAAGCTGCTTGAATTAAAGGCAAAGAATAGCGGTGTATCATCGGAAAATGTTACAAACCAGAAAAAAATCAACAATCTTGTAAAAGAGCAGAAGAAAGACCAAGTTAAAATTCTTGAACTTACCAAACAACAGGCAAAAGGAGAGTTTAGGGAGTATATCCAAAGCCTTACCTCTAAAAGTGATGAGCTTAAAGCGATGGCTAATCATTACAAGGAGATGAGTAGAAATGCAAGCGAGGCTGCCAAAAATCAAACAAGATTAAATGAATCTCAAAAGGAAAATCACGCAACGCTTGCCCAAAGTTCAAGATTATGGCAGCAAGTAAGCGGTCTTGCATTGACCTATTTTTCAGTAGATACTGCAAGGAGATTCGTCACGGAACTTGTAAGAGTATCGGCAGAGTTTGAAAAGCAGAGAGTTTCACTTCAAGCAATCTTGAATGATGCCCCAGGTGCCAACAAAATCTTCGAGCAAGTCAAGGCTCTCGCAGTTGTATCTCCTTTCAATTTCAAAGAGTTGATTACATACACCAAAATGCTTTCGGCATACTCCATACCGATGCAGGAATTGTATGATACCACAAAGATGCTTGCCGATGTTTCAGCCGGACTCGGTGTCGGTATGGACAGACTTGTGCTGGCTTATGGTCAGATTAGGTCAGCATCCTTCCTTCGTGGACAGGAAGTGCGACAACTTACCGAGGCCGGAGTGCCGATCCTTACCGAACTTGCAAAGCAGATTGAGGAACTTGAGGGCAGAGCCGTAAGTGCAAGCGAAGTGTTTGACCGAATCGCCACAAGGCAAGTCACCTTCCAGATGGTAGAGAAAGTCTTTAAGGATATGACCTCCGAGGGTGGCAAGTTCTACAAGATGCAGGAGATTTTGGCAGACACTCTTTCTGGTAAGATTTCCAACTTGGTTGATGCTTGGCAGATGATGCTTTCTGCGATGGGCGAGGCATCTGGTGGTCTGCTTAACTCAACTGTTGACGGACTGCGTAGTTTGATTGAAAACTATGAAAAGGTAGGTAGAGTCATTACGGATTTGATTGTAGTCTTTGGTGCATATAAGACTGCGATGATTGCCATTAACATACTTAATGCGACATCCGCACAAATGGAACTCGCTGCTGCTGCCGGTAAGAGTGTTTCTGCGTTTACTTCTTTGGCTGCGGCAATCAAAGAAACGGCTGCGGCGCAAAAGATAATGAATCTTGTCGCAAAGACAAACCCTTATGCACTTATAGCATCTGCTATCGCATTGATTGTCACTTTCGCTATTCAAGCAAGAAACAAGATTGATGATTTGGCACAATCTCAAAAGATTCTTGATGATGCAACAAGAAGTTTCAATGCCAATGTGCAAAACGAAACACTCCAACTTGATTTCCTTTTCTCAAAACTCCAGAAGGCAACCGTAGGAACGAAGGAATACGATAAGGCTCGTATGGACTTGCTCAATAATTACGGCACTTATCTTTCAAACATAGATAAAGAGGCTATTGCCGTAGGAAACCTTACGGGTATCTATGAGAAACTTACGGAGGCAATCGTTAACAAGAATAGGCAACAAGCATTAGAGGAAGGACTGACGAGTATTTCCGAAGTCTATACCGATGCGTATGAGGAAGTAACAAAGAAACTCAACAAAGCTTTTGATGAATATGCCAAAAAGACCGACATTCCGCTTGCAAAAGGACTTAAGCAAGAGATTGCCGATGTGGTATTCGGAAGGAAATCCCTCAAGGATGTTACAAGTATGGCTCAAACATTTTTCCGTCAAGTCAGAGATGTTATTGGGCAGAATCCGCAGACGGGAAAGCTTGTGTATAGCAAATTCAGGGATTCCGTTTTTGAAGGTCTGCGAAAGGATATGTTATCCGCATCCGAACAAGCAAAGAAAACAAGGCAAGACCTGTCCGATGCACTTGATGTCGCTTATGGTGTAGAGCAGAATAATCAACAAGAGATTCCTTTGACCGAGTTTGCAAAGAGAGTCCAGAACACTCTTGCAAAATTCGGTATCACTAAAGCCGAGATGTCTAAAGGTTTATGGGTTGACGAATACACCAACGAAGATGAATACCTTGAGAATATCCGCAAGAGATATGCAGAGATTGGTGACCAGATAAAAGATACCGCAAGTTATGAAACATCAAGACTTGAAACCTTGACCAAAGAAAAGGAGATGCTTGATGCAATCTTCAAGGCTACGGAAAAATCCCCACTCGCATCGGCTAAAACTCCATATAGGGAAAGCAATAAGAAAGTATCCGCACCAGATGAACTCACAGCTCGCATCAATACCATCAAAGAACTGATGAAGTGGTACACCAAGTTCAAAGAGCAAGGTCTGGATAGCGACACTATCAAAAACATCCTCACAAGTTATTTCCCTGACGAAAAGGAAACAATACAAGGCGAAAGATTCAAGGAAGTGCTTTTGGAACTCGCAGATGCACTTGCCAAATACAATAGAGAGGGCGCACAGGCTCTCCGTGATAGCGTGGCTGGCAAGAATGTGGAGGCAATCTACGATGCCTATGTCGCAGCAGAAAAGTACCGCCAATCAATAGAGAAACTCCTTAATGCCGACTTCAACCTCAAGGGTGAGGGCATCGCATTTGACATAAGCAAACTTATAGTTGACCTCAATACGAAGAACAATCTCTCCCAGACAACCTATGACAATTTCGTTAAGGAGATTGACAAACAAGAGGACTATATCAAGGCGAAGATTAACGGCACGGAGGCTGAAAAGAAAAAGGCTTGGGAAGACTACAAGAAGATGCAGTTGTCAATCCTCAACGAACTCTCCGAAAAGGAAATCAAGTACAACAAGAAGGTAGTTCAAGAAAAAGTCAATGACCTTGCACAAGCATTTGTCAAAGACCAATACACGAAAGCATTTGGTGCAGGTAACGCACTTACCGATTGGAGTGATAAATCCATAGGTCAGATACAAGAAATTATTAACGGACTCCAGAGGATTTATAATCAGGATATCAACAACATTCTCGGACGAGAGGTGATAGAGTCCGCACAAAAGGCTGGCATTAGCCTTAAAAAACTCGGACAATATATCAGAGAAATTGTAGGTAGGGATATAGACAATGCTTTGATAGAAAAGATGAAATTGATTGTAGGTCTGGTAAACACTACATTGTCATCTTTAAGCAGAGTTACATCTGCTATGGCAAACCTCGGAGAAGTTACCGACAATGAGGTGCTTAAATCCATAGGTAAAGTTCTTGACACTCTCAACGAGGTTGCATCTATCATCCTTGACAATGATGCTCTTATGAAGGATTGGGCAGGTACTTTCGGTGAGATAGCCAAAGCAACGAGCAAGGCCGGAGAGGAACTTGGATCGTCTTTCGGTGGAGTTACTTCCGGTATGGAAGAATCTAAAGAATATAGCGAGGCGATGAAGAAAGTTCTCGGTGATAATGCCGAATTGGTTGCGGGTATCGCCAAGAAGGGATTTGAAGCCGCAGAGGGATTGGGAGAGGCAGCCGAAAATGGAGAGAGCATAGCAGACGGCATTATGAAATCTGCCGATTGGATTACAATGATAATCAAGTTGGTTGCTATGGTAGTAGAGGGTTTCATCAATATGATTGCCGAAAACGAAGAGGCGAACAAGGCGATGAAAGAGTATCTCGCAACTGTCAAGAAAATCAAGAATGAGATGATGATTGATGAAAATGACACTATTTTCGGCAAAAACATAATCAACGCAATTAGTGCCACAAAAGATGCTCTCAACTCGGTGAACGGAGTGCTTGATAATGCTAAAATCGGTATGGCTTCATTGGGCAGACTCTTTGGTAGTGATGCTTATTTTGATAGTTTAGATGATTACCTAAAGGCACAAGAGGCACTCGCAGCCGGAAACTACGAACTCGCCAAATCTTTTATCAGTATTGACAAAGTGCAAGCTGCCCTTGAGGAAGGAAGAATAAGCTCGCCAGACCTCGAACTTTATTTCCAATATCTTGAGGACTACAAGAACGCAATAGCAGACCTTTTCTCAAATCTCGCATCCGACATATCCAACAATATGATAGAGGCTTTCAAGCAGACGGGTGATGCGGTAAGCGACTTGACAAACGCATTTGCCAATATGGGCGAAACTCTCGCACAAAGCATACTGCAATCCCTCATCATAGAGAAAGTCCTTACAACCTTCAAGGATGACATCTTCAATATCTTCGACACCTACAACGAGTCAGGTGACATCGTGGCATTGACGGGTGCTTTGAAAGGCACAATGGAGGGAATGAAAGAGGGTTTGGAAGGATTGAGCGATTTTTGGAACATTCTTCTTCAGCAATTCCAAGAGTACGGCTGGCTTTCCGACACCGAGAGCGACAACAACCTCGCAACGGGCATCAAGACCATAACCGAGGACACGGCAAATCTGCTTGCATCTTATGTCAACGGAATAAGGAGTGATGTAAGCCAGAGCAAGGCAGCGATAATGGCTATTTTAGGACTCTTGCCGAACTCTCCTACACTTGCCGAATATCTCACTCAAATAGAGGCTAACACCGCAAATACAGCTCAAAATACGGCTATGGTGCTTGCCGACATAAGAGCGATGATGACAAGCGAAACGGGTGCCACTTCCTTGAGAGTTTTGGTACAATAAAATCAAACCGAAATTGTAGTAACTTTAATATATTTGCACTATGGCAATTAGCAATCCTACATTAGTGAATTACAAGCCATTCTACATTCAGTATGGCAATAACAATACAGCCTCTGACACGCTTGCGACTTGGGGGTTGATTGCTAAAACCAACCCTTATGCCGCACTCCCTTCGCCAAAAGAAGTTTACTCAAATGATTGGCACGATGTATCTGGTAGTGACGAGTATAACTCAACTATGTACTTCGAGTCCTTTGAAATTTCAGTTGACTTCTATATCCGTGCGACAGGTTTGACCGCTGCGGCAGACATAAGGGGGAACATCTCCACTTTCTTCAATGCGATAAAGCAAGGCGAGTTCAAGATTTATGACTCCTATACGGCTCTCGGAAGGCAGAAGGTGAGATATGCCGGTTATGAGGAAAAGGAGTTCAAGGAGAGGAAAAACACCGCAAAGTGCATTTTCACGATAAAGTTCAAGGTGAACGATCCCGTGACTTTTATGAAACTTAATAGCAATAACCAGATAGTGACTGTATAGTATGGCAAGATTCAGCATATATTCTTCCGATGGTCTTACCCTCAAATATCAGGGTGAGCCGACATATCACGGAGTGTTCGGAAAGGTGTCATACCTGGAGTTCCGAGAGATTGCATCTGCCACTCCGATTACTTGGGCGGTAGGTGACTATGTGGACTACTCTCGCACGGGGTTGAGATATACCCTTCGCAACATTCCACAAGTCAAGAAACAATCAACAAGCGGTACTTATGGTGCTGCTTTTGTCTATTCCAATGTGCAGTTCAAGGCGGCCACCGAAGATTTGAATCAGGCTCGTTTCCGTGACCTTGTTTCAGCCGATAATATGATACCTTTCTCCACCAATGCCGATGTTACGACAACGGAGGATGTGTACGGCATAGTGTCAAGGTTGCAAGCGAATATGGATGACCAATTCCCTAATTCGTGGACTATTCAAGTGCTTGCGAATCCATCGGCAGAACTTTCCGAGATACTCCATACGGCAAAGGATTTTTCGGTAAGCAACGGCTCTTGCCTTGATGCTCTTGACCAGATATACTCCCTTTGGAAAGGAATAGGCTGGATACATACTTTCAACTCTACAACGGGTAAGAATGTAATCACCGTAGGCAGACCTAACGAGATTGACCTCAACGGAAATGTGTCACCCGAGTTTATGTACGGCATAGGCAACGGACTCCGTGCGGTAGAGAAGGCTGCAAGCACTAAAGAGGAAATGGTCACAAGGCTCTATGCGTTTGGATCAACTCGCAATATGCCGTCAAGATACTACAATAATCTTTCTCCGGCTATCTACAACGCACAATCGGTGTATATC